AGCTCCATCTTTTGCTCTATTAATAAAAAAAGTTTCTATAGCATCAGCATCTGTACTGTTTTTAGCACTCCATCTTAATTGCCAAGTTTTTTTAATTTGTTGAGCTGGGAGTCCGATCATTTGCCTTTGCTCATAGCCGTCGCCAAAATTGACAACATTAACTTTAGGAGCTGTAACAGCACTAGCACCATGATCAGGTGTATAGCTAAATGTCTCGGCCATTACGCTAAAGTTCCTCCTGGTCTTTTCTCTTGTGCAATTATATTTCTAACAGATGCCGAGATCAACATCCCTAGCTGTCTCTGATCTGGCGTTCCTCCTTCTGCTGTCCCGTCAATATTAATATTAATAACTGTTGAGCCTGTCCCTGATGTTGCTTCAACTCCTAATCGACCACTAGGCCCTCTACGTAAAGGCATGATTGCTTCAGGCCCTGCTTCTCCCATTACTCCTATCCCATCAGCAAATTTAAAGAAGGTAGGAGAATTAACTATGCCTCCTTTTGCGTAAGGAACAATATTGTTTTGAGCATAAACATTCCCATCAGCATTGTTACCGATTTTCTTCTTAAACCAATTTGTAAACGGTTTCATTACAGATTCTTGAATTGCAATTCTTCTTAAGTCCTTAATAACGGAATTAGCAAAATCTTTAAAATTCAGCTTTCCAGTTTCTGCGAATTTCAACAAGGCATCTTCCATTTTTTGAAAAGCGTTTTCTGTTGCTTCTTGGATGTTTTTATTTACGTCTTGAATCTTGTCTAAATAAGACTGCGCTCCTAACTGCATGTTATTAAATGATTCTTTTGCTGTGTTACCTAAATCTTTTGTAGCATTCTTTGTCTCTACAATTTTCTTAAGTAATTCATCAAATTCTGGAGCACCAAAGACCTCTTCTACAGTTTTACCATCTTGCTTAAATAAATCTTCTAATTCTTTTTTATAATCTTTAATAGGATCTAATATCTTGTCTAAATTATCTTTTACCAAATTTTTCGTCTCAGGATCAATTGTAATTAACGGAACATCTAGGAATCGGCCTAATCCTAAATGACGAAAAGCATCATTAAAAGCATTAATTAGTTTATTAAAATTCTTAATTAATTTATTAATAAAACCAGTTACATTATTAAAAGCAGTTTGAATAGCTTCAAAAAATTTCGTTATTATTTTCCCTACAAAACCAAACAAATCTTTACCAATTTTTTGTAATACTCTAAAAATTCCACTTGTTATATTTACTATATCTTTTATAGAATTTTTAATTGTCTCTTCATTATCATTAAAGAAACGTAGTATGCTCGTTGTAGTGTCTTGTAGACCTGCCCCAATATTTGCAAATAAACCACCAAAAAGGTCTTTAAATTTAGAAAATTCTGTTGCTAATCTATCTCCAGCAGCAGCAGGTGAAGTTGCAAGTATTTCAGCGTTCTTCCCATATTCACCAAACAAGTGCTTACTGAAACCTAAGAAATCTTCTAAGGTAACTTTTCCTTGTTCTAAAGCCTTATCTAATTCTTGAGGGGTCTTACCCATTGAGGCAGCAAATAACGTAAAAGCTCCTGGCAAACGTTCACCGAGTTGTTGACGAAGCTCTTCGGCTGAGACTTTCCCTTTACTAAATACCTGGGCAGTTGCAACCATCGCAGCTCTCATATCTTCCAGAGAACCACCAGTTCCCCTGATTCCTGAAGCAATAGATAAAAATACATCTTGAGCATCCTTTACCGATTTACCTGCACCGACAACTGAAGCTGTTAAAGCAGTAAATTGCCTAACAATGACATCTTGAGGAATAGCTAGGTCTTGACTTGTTTTTGCCAAAAACTGTTGAGCTTGATTGTATTGTTCCGTGTCAGCTATTACCAACTGTAAAGCAAACCTCTGCTGCTTTAAAGAAGCAGTGTATTCACCTATTTCTCCGATAGAACGCCTTACACCTCCTAAAGACGCACCAATAGCACCACCAACTACGGCTCCTTGCGGCCCTCCAAACGCACCTAAACCTGCGCCAATTAGCCCTTCAGGGCCGCCGAAAATACCTGCTGCTGAAACAGCACCAACAGTTTTTGCTGCTCCCCTTAGTCTTCCACCTACTCCTTTTCTTCCTCCTTTTTCCATTCTATCGAGTTCTCTATTTAATCTTTTTGCTTCTGCTGTTGCTTCTCTAAATTCTCGACCACCAAAATCAACACTTGCTGCAAGTTCTTTCCACGTATTTGCTAAAGCACGAGTATTGTTAATACTTTTTACATTTTGTGCTTGATTTTTCCTGAGTTCATTGCCAAATTCTTTAAATTTTAGATCTGCTCTTCCTATATCTCTACCAAACGTACTAAACGCTCTCGACAATTGAGGCAGTTTCTCAACCCCAGGAGTCGTAAGTTTTATTTGTAGCTCAGTAGTAGCAGGACCAGCCATTATTTTTTCTTATGCATATAGGCTAAAGCTGTCATCTCCATAATTTGAATTCCCTCAAAAAGAGCAACAGAATCTTGTACTTTATACAGTTTACATAAGTATTCGAGAGATGAATAATTTAATCCTGTAATACCACTCATGCTGTAATTCCATTGAGTCGATAAACGTACAAACATCTGCACTATCTCCCAGTTTTGAGGCCATACTTCAAAATCTTTTTTAATTGGAGGATCTTTTGCTATTAAGGCTGCGATTTGTTCAGGTGTTGCTCCAAGCCCCCTTAATGATTCTTCTCTTTCATCAATAACGTCACCTGCCATCCAATACTCAGCAGCCTCTTCTAGTTTTTTTCAGCACCCCCCATAATCATATTTCCATAAGTTTGAATCACAGATTTTATTACAGTGAAATCATTTAATAATGCTTTCTTGTTTTCTTCGTTAAAGGGAACGTCAATACCTTCCTCATCTTGAACATCTTCCCATCCAAGAAGAACCATATCCGTTAAAGCCACATCACCTTCTTCAACTAAAGAATTAAATTCGTCACGACCAATTTCTTTGAAAATTGCCGTAAATTTAACTTCTTTAAAACTCCCTCCGTCGCATGGTTTTTTAACCATTATTGGCCATTTAATAGTATTAGCCGATGTTTTTCTAAGGACAAGGGTCATAAGCTAGGAAAATAGAAGACTCATCTCATTATTACCCGTTGCGTTTGGTCTTGCCAAATAAGGCATGGATAGATTACGAATTCCATTTGTATCTCCATAACTAATACCCGTTATATCTGTATAAGGAAGAGTTAACGTAACTATGTTTCCTTGAGTCGCACCTAAAACAATCGAAGTACTTGCTAAATCTGTTCCAACAGTTCTTGCAAAATAATCAAGACTAGATCTGACAGGAGCTTCTACGACAACTGTTCCACCTGGGTTACGGTTGAAAACTAGAACCTCACCACTTGAAGCAGTTTCTTTATAGTCATAATCGTTATTCATTGCAAAATCAAAAGATTCAATCCTTTGATTTGTTTGAGCATGGAAAGTCGCTGTTGTAACGTTTGTATCGTTAAATTCAAGTCCAGCAGCTTGATTTGCAACAGCACGAGTTCCACTCATAGCAGTACTATCGGGAGCAGCATATTCACCCGTCATCTCAAAACTAATTGTGGGAACTTGTCCTGATGAATAAGAAAGACTAAATGTTCCCCTTACTCCAACAAATTTGTGACGAGTCAGGTTATACCAGCAATAAATCGTACAACTAGAGTTAGCACTAGCATTTGGATCACTAGCGGGGGCATAAGTTACTCCAGAAGCTCCATCTACTCCACTAACAGACAAACCACAAGCTTGAAGTAATGGTGCGTAAGCTGGTGCTGTAGCTTGTGTTCCATCACCGCCATCTGGATCAACGCCACTACCAGCAAGCTCTACTTCACACGTAATTCTGGCTCTTTTCCTTGCAAGTATCGTAGGTCTTGTACTATTCCCCAGAAAACCTAGATAAGTATCTGGTTCGACGTTATCAGATTCAATAGGTGTCACTTCAATTGACATCAATTGAACAAAGTTGGTGCCGCCAACAGGACTAGAATCAACGCCAGTACTGCTTTCAATCTTGGCAACCAAGTATTGAATTCTTGAGTTAGAAGCCATTTCTTTTAGTCAACAAAATACAATTTGATTGAAAACTTCCTGCTTGAGCAGAAACTTAACAGAATACTGTCTTTAGTTTAGCCATGAATTAGGCAGAAGTTAAATCAGTTCTACTTGTACGATACTTTATCAAAAAATCTTGACTAATAATACCTAAAGGAATATCTGCTTCGACTAAAGAAAAATCAGTTCTATCGGGAGTTAAATCTAAAGCATTACCATTAATAGTTTGATCAGCCATTAATTTTAAATGAACTTGTTGAGTATATAAGTCAGAAATATCATCAGGTAATGCAGCTCTAACGATTGTGCTGATCCTTACTCTCATTGTCCATGACAATTTGTCATAGAAATTCGTGTCTACAGGTTGATCAGAAATAGGTTCAATAATGATTGCTGGTGTTTCTCCACGAGCTAAAGGTTCAACACGACTTCTATAAATATTGACACTAGGAATTGCATCTAAATTTGTTTTTAAACGTGAAAGAATTAATTCTCTAATAGTGTCTGCCATTAAACCTTACTAAGAAGAAGCTCAGAGAAAGCACCATCATCTACTGGTAAGTTTTCTCTGACTGTATATTCAACCGAATCAATAGTAATTGAAGTGCCACGAGGAGCACTAGAAACATCAGAAGTTTTTGCTGTTAATAAATATTCTCTTGTAATAGCTATTCCTCCCGCGATCACATCGGCAGGGGCATCAAGAAGACCCTTGAATCGTGAACCAATTCCAACTTGGCAGGTTTTGCCAAAGTCTTCAAGGAAAACATCAAGGGTCTCAGTGAATGCCAACTAATTAAGCTCCGTACTTCTCAGAAGCAAACGCATTAACAGAAACATAACCTGTTCCTGTACCATTAGCGACTGTTACAACGCACTTAACATAACGCTTTAAATCGTTTGTATTAAGTGTGATTTTTTGAGCTGAAGCAGCGTTTTGCCCCGTAGTTTCAAAAGCACCTGAAGAAACATCAGTGTAAGTTCCTCCACTTGTATCACACTCAGTGAGTTTTACAGCATAAGTAATAGTACCCCCACCAGCAGAGGCATCAAGGAAGACGATCATATCGCCTTCGTAAGCATTTAGATCAACAGCAGAACCAGTAGCGGTTGTGTTACCTAAAGAATTGGCTCTAAGTGCAACGTGTGTTGTCTTAGACCCCAGATTGAGAATTGCCATTGGCTTTCGGTTTCTTTTTAGGAGTTGTTTTTTTAGGGACTGGAGCCTCTTTGGCTTCAGATGTTATGACAACAGTCTGACTTACAGGAGACTCTTTTGCTTTATTCATTCTAATTAACATCCAGCCAACACGTTCTGTCACCTCAATGACATCACCTGGTGACACTGGGTTCATATCAACAATTGTTGATTTAAGAAGTTCAATTCGCATAAAAGTCTCCTAATAAATCAAGAAAGCTTACAGATTGACTCTGGATGACGTACCGCAACGTCGTAATCCTGCATTGCTGTTACTCGAACAGTTCCAGCGGCAGAACCAGTGTAAGGATCAACCATAATGTCTAATCCTGACCACAATCCAAGGATGATATCTGAGAAGTTAACGAAGGCAGCAGTGTTAGCAGGCATATTGTTAGAAACAAATGCTCTATAGCCGTTGATAGTATCGTTACCTTCGTAAACGAAAATACCGTTTGTACCAGAAGCCTTTTCTGTAACTTTCAGAGTTCCTCTTAAAGAAGAATTCATTATGTAACCAAGGTTGCCTCTTAAAGCATTATCAGTACTTAAAGCTGCTTCAGCGTTTACATAATCAGCAAAAGTTGTGTAACCAGACTCAGTGTTAATACCAGTCACATTTAAGAAACCTTGAGGCTTTCCTTCTGCACCTGGTCCATTGATTGCTTGGTTTTCAATTTCTTCAGCGATTTTCTTTGCTAAATCGTTTCTAACGAATTGCTCAACACCAATACTTGACTGAATAAACAAACGTCTAGAGAAATCAGTTAAAGCACCAAGTGTTCTAGGTTGTAAAGAAACCTGATCGACTGTTAACTGGCTTTCAGTGATGTTTGCATTCTCAGCAACGTGGTAAACAGTTGCTCCACCAGATTGACGAGGAATTGCAATCATTCCTTCTAGTCCTGTCAAAGTTGTAATTCCAGCTTCTGACAAGAAAAGATTTTTTCTTAGCAGATCAATAAATGAATCTGAAAGTAAATCTGTTGAAACTAGATCACCACCAGAGGAGGCAGTACCAACAACTAAATCTCTTTTCTGAGGGATGTTGACAACATCAGAAGGAACCATAAAGCCCCTAGATTGTCTACCTGTCTTCTGCTCAGTTGCTTTGCTGACTTCAAGTTCAAAAGCAGCGTCTTCCTGCTTTTGGCGATTTTGAGGATTCGCAAGAGCATCCATGACTCTCAAGAAAGAGAATCCACGTGCTTCTTTTTCAGTTAGGCCAATTTCATGAGAAGGTCTGACGTTGACAGGCTTTTCGTCTGTTTTGTCAACAATTTTCTCAAGAATTGCAGATCGAAGTTCGTCATAACTACGACCATTAGAAATAAATTCTTCAGCCAGTTCAGACTGTTTAGTACGCTTACCAAATGCAAGCATGTCTGCTACTTCTTTTCTGTTGGCTTTAGCAGCCTCAGAACGAATAGCAGCCTCTTTTTCTTGGATGGTGTCCATTAGAGTTTCTTTTTTTAATTGAGGGACAACGGCTGAGACCGCCTCTTTGCTCTCATTATTAACGAGAGTGCGACCAATGCCAACGTTTTTGAAGTCAGCAGGTATTGTAACCAAACTTAACTCAAAAGGCTGGTAATCAGTAGCCCGATAAGTAACAGGTTCTGTAGACCTATCGGCTTCTAATTCATTTATCTTATAACCGAAACTAACATTCCTAATAATATTATCAGAAATCAACTCCTGCATCTCACGTCCTAACTCATTATTTGCGAGTTTTACACGTGCAAAACCACGCTTACCTTTGATATATAT